CCCTGGACTCCTTGGATGCCTTGGATACCCTGAATTCCATCAGTTCCTTGAACACCCTGTATTCCTTGAGTACCTTGAACACCTTGAATACCTTGAATTCCATCAGTTCCTTGAACACCCTGTATTCCTTGACTGCCCTGAACACCTTGAATACCTTGGATTCCTTGGATACCCTGTATCCCATCAATTCCTTGTAAACCTTGAATACCCTGTGTTCCTTGGATTCCTTGCAATCCCTGGATACCCTGAATTCCCTGGACCCCAGTAGAATATGCTAAAGAATTCCATGATACTGTCCCTACACCAACTTTGAATTTTCCAGTATCTAATTCTAATCCCAATTCTCCTTCAGCAAGAATTGGATTTGCACTTGACCACTCGGCGGATGTTCCTCTCCTGAACTGAATTCTAGTTGCCATTTTTAAACGGTTCCTCCGTTAACGTTTTCGATTCCGCCATAATTTGATATTGGTGATCCACCATCAATATTTCCTTGCAAATCTATAATAATTTCTGTGGTGTTACCTACACTAACTGCAGAAACACCAGTTCCAACAAAATTAAGAAATGTAGTTGCAGATCCAACTTGTATTCCTTCATCTTTAATAAAGATACCTGGAAAAAGACCTGTTAAACCAGATCCATCACCAACAAATGAAGTAGCTGTTATTACTCCACTTATATTTACATCACCAACAACAGTAAGTTTTGATGATGGTTGAGTTGTTCCAATTCCAACGTAAGGTATCGCATCAGTAGTGATAGCAACATTCTTATTGTTATCATCAACATTAATGAATGAAGATAGTTGAGAAATTTCTCTACTATTGGACATTTGGTATCTATTATCTTATAGATTTATTTATTTGTTCATGATAGTGTCTAATTTAAACTTAATTTATTAAATTTAAAAAATTAATCCTCACAATAAAGTATGGTCAATTTCATAATGTCCGGATGTTTTATATCTAAACCCAATAAATCAAAAGATTTAATATCACTATCTAATGATGAAAAATATTTTTTTTTAATTTGAATAGATTCATAAGTTTTTGGATTATCTTCCCATTCCCAAGTAGTACCATCTCTAAACAAGTAAATTAATTTCATTGCAGTTTATTTTTTTAATTTATTTATTTTGCCCTAATAAAAGTAGATCTTCTTGGATAACGAACTAAAGAATTTCTTTCACCTGTAGGAATAATATCAATATTACCTAAAGTTGGTCTTGGACTTACTGCTCGTAAAAATTTAGTTGTACTGTCATGTTTAGAACTTTGATCATGATAAGTTCCAGGTTCTGGTCTTTTCAAAATTGTTATAGTTCCTCCCATAGAAGAATATGTTTTATTTTGATAATAAAAAGTTCCCGCAAGTCCAGCTTGTGTATGCCATTGCATCGCTTCAAAAGAACTTAAACTACTCATACTCCAATTTTCATATTTTCCGTTGGAATAAACATACCCAGTTATTGTAGAATATGATCCTACTAGATTTGACGTTGATCCTATACCAACTGATGTTTTAAAATACATCGCTTTATCACTAAAAGCAGTTTCTCTACTCATAAGATTAATTATACCGTACATATTATAATCAGTATTTGATTGATAATAATATGTTCCGGGAGAGGCAAGATTAGTTACCCACGCTAATTCTCCAGTAGATAATCCTTCAGCTCCTGAATAATAAAATGGAACTCGTGGTGCAGTATCTGTTGTTGTAAATCCTGTAGGTATATGTCTTATTTGACCACCATTGTTCCATATATTTGGTTGCGTAGACACTCCTGCTGTCCCAATACCAAGAGAATCTTTAATCCAAAATTGATGAGTTGATCCTATTCCTGTTATTACTAAGACATCACCAATAACCAAATTTAAAGTTGGATTTGTTTTAATTCCAACTTTATAATTTCTATCATAACTTCTATCGCCCCTATCTTCACGATTTACCACCATCTGATGAGGAGATTTAGAAGAATATGCAGGACTGCCAAATCCACGTACTAATCCAGGTCGGTTTGAAGGTTCTTTAAACGTCCAACCATCAGTAGTATTCGAATCACTAACATTTAATACACAATTTTTTGGTGGAAATATTAAATATAAATGATCTTGATCATAAATTACGATGTCTCTATTTGTTCTTTGATTTGCATCATCAGAAGTTCCAGCTCCAACAAATCTATCTTCAGCAGAAATGAAAGATAGTGAAGATCCAGCAGTAGTGCCTATTCCCAGTGCTTGAACTACATTAGATCTATGTACCTTACAATTAACATTATTTCCAGATAAATCGGGAAATACTGGAATAATATAATCCAATCCTGCGGTTGCTCCATAAGAAGGAAGTCGAAAATATGTTTCAAAACGTCCAGTATCAAAAGATAATTCTCCATCATATGAATACTTTTCAATATAATTTAATACATCATGTTGTGTAAACCTTTCTCTATTAGTTGCTAAACAAGCCGCAACTCCAGCTACTTGAGGCGAGGCCATACTAGTCCCACTAATAGCTTTATAATAATTAGAACCACCATATTTTAAATCTAAAGTTCCTGTTGAATTAAAGGCTCCAAGAATTACACTTCCAGGAGCCCACACATTAATACCCGAACCAAAATTTGAAAAATCAGATCTAACCATATTTTTACGTTCACTTATTGATCCAACTGAGATCATCCCATTAGCAACTGGAGAAGAACCTTTTCGAAGATAAAAAGCTTTTGATTGCCACCAACCATTAGATAGATCAAAGTTAGTATTACCAATCTCTTCGTAATTGAGCGCAGGATAATATGAATTATATTTATTAACAGCGATGTAATTATATTCTGGTTTATTTTTATTTACAACATGGTAATTATCATTACCTGCTGCACCTATTAAAACAACACCATCTGCTATAGCATCTTCAATATCACTCGTAGCAGAAGGATCAAAATATGGTTCATCGTATGGATACCTAGAAAAATTAAAATCAATCTCAATACCACGAGCTGTCCAACCATTTGGTCCAGGATTATTTTGATTATAAAATAACCAGTTTTGTTGTGGTTCATTATAATTTCTTATTACATAATCAAGATTATTTGCATGGGTATCTAGAAAAAATGCTCCAAGATAACTTATACCATAACTATGATTTGTTATTGTTGGATTTCTTTTTCCAGTATTTGGATTAATTGGTTTATATTTATGAAATGCCCTTAATATATCCAATACAGTTCCCTGATCAATATTTTGCTGAACCGAAAGATATGCAAAATTATAAAGATTTGCTTCTTTTGCCCACCCATAATGTTGACCACCTATGGTGCTCATCACATGAGTACCATGATAATCAGGATTTATACTATTACTCAAATAATTTGAATTATATGATCCCAAAGGCAAATTTGGAACATATTGCCTCAAATTTTGATACCAATCATATTGGACAAATCTTGTCTGTCCTGTGGATGGACTATTCCATTCAGCACAATCATATGAAGCTGTATCATCAATTACAATAACGTCAACATTTCTTCCATCATTAAAAATAGTTACTGTATCAGTAGCAATTCCTACTAGATTAGGTTGATATGACTCATAACCCAATCCCCAGGAATCTTTCCTTCTCTGCTCAGTTGTTCCAACACAAAACAATTTAGCCCAATCTCGATGAGTATGAAGTCCTACATTTCCAGAAAAACCTGACTGATTTGCTACTTTATTAAAATGTTGATTTGTTAAAGTATACGGAAAATAAAGTGCGCGAGCCCTAACATCCAGCTCATGCATATGAATTGAAATAGACCGAACTCTCGAATCTAATCTTAAATCTTCAACTTGAGATTCCGTCATCCAATAACAAGTATTCCTACTCATGGGTCTTTTCAAATAACACTCAATTCCCCTTTGCTCCATTTCTATATAAAGATCTTCCAAATCTTTATGATCCCACAAAGTAACATTATATCGTTTTTTTGTGTTATCCATTTTAGTTCTCTAAAGAAAGATACGTAAGGTTTACTACAATTGGTTGAGCAGATGTTCCTTTATTTGTGATACTAAGATAAACATTAGTATTAGGCGGACTATCATTATTAAAACCAATAATACTAGGTGTCATTAAAGCAATTGTTGATATTCCTGTAGTGATAACTTCAGCAACCACTCCAGATCCTGGTTCAGGATCTATTGTTTCAGATCTCGATGCATCTAACTCTCTACTACTAGAATCTGTATAAATTCTAACCCAAGCTGCTGTACTAACACCAACTTGATGAAGCATGTATGTTTTTGCAACAGGGATAGTCAAATTTGTTACTGATCCTATACCGATAGAAGATGTTGTTCCTTGTGCAGATTGTCTTGCTGCGAATACTGGCTCATTAGATGTATTAATATTAACGGTTTTAGATCCAGCGTTATAAGTGAAACTATTTCCTGCACCAACAAAATTAAGTGCAGTAATAACTCCGGTTGTTACATTAATACCATTCGTTTGAATACCAATATTAAATCCACCAGTAGCAGTTACAATCCCAGCAAAAGAAGCATTACCATTAGAACTTATAGTTGCACCTATCGAAGTGGGAGATCCTACTAAAAGTCCAGATCTTGCGGTTAAAATACCAACAACATCCATATATGGAAATTGTTCAGTGGAAACATTTAAAGTTCCTAAGATTGAAACATCATTACTAAAAGTTGCTCCTAAGGCAATTATATTTCCCACATCAATATTTGGAGTTCC